GCGCTCCCTCTTGACCAAATTCTACAGTGCTAATTTGGAACGTATAGCTACCAGGTTCTACATCTGTCAACTGATAGCTTGTGGCATCCCACATTATATCAATCACGGGTAATGACGCGTTATTCATAAATCTATAAAGTTTGAAGCTATCTATTTGTTCAATAGGTGAGCCATCCTCACGGACTGTTGGTCTATCCCATGTAAGTAGGATATCTGTAGCGTTGGCTAAGCTACAAAAAAGCATTAAAAATATAATCCGCTTCATTTTTTACCCCTCTTTTTCAATTCTCGAACTAATGTTTGTTCAACTTTTTTGAAAAAATGCTCTTTATATAATGCGCCGATTCTCGGTTTTATCTCTTGGATAGCAGGTTCTATAAATGGCCTAGCTTCTTTTTTTACAGTGCCTTTTTCGACAAAGTGCCAGTACCAAGCATTATATCTCTGCGACTTGCCGCGCGTTATATAAACATCTGCAAATGGCCTGTCTGGATCTTTAGCTCTTCGTGATCGCCACTTGATTGCCTTTTTAAGTACGCCTTCATCTTTGGGGGCTAATCTTCTAGCTACTTTTCCAACTTCACCCGCTACCGCTAAAATAGTGGCGCGGTTTATGTTTCTTGCGATACGTGGCGCGAACTCTCCAAGCATTTCATCAATATAATCAGCGCCTTCAAGCTCTATTCCGCTCGCTGTTTTGCCGATTCTGACTGATTTGCTCATAATGCAACACCTCTTTCCGCTTCAACTTCGGTATATAAAGCGCGGTTTTTTGGCTGTTTTATAACTCTGATATTATAGTTTTCTGACCGCCATTTTAAAATATCATCCGGTTTTATGTCTAAACCGTTTCTAAAAACGAATAAATACAAAACCTCGTTTTGTAGCCCGTCATAATTCGCTATTTCTTTACCGCTTAACGGTCTTACATGCGACCAATACGTTTTTAAATCGGTAAATGTCTGAGTCGCGCCGCCTAGCAAGTCAGGCGTTAATGTTTTACGCGATACAGTGACACGCTGATCTAGTTCGCCAGGTCTAAACGTCATGCTACCCATCCAACCCTATCAATAGATAGTAAATGATGCACGCCGTAGGGTATTTCGTTCAAATTTACTTCACTAGCAGATGTCCGATGCTCGTACCAGTGCGCCACTATTAATCTTATAGCACGTTTTACAGATTCAGGAACGACCGTGGAATCTGACCCAAAACCCGCTACAAAACTAATACTAAAAGCGTCTTTTCGGCTATATGTTGCAGGCCATGTAACATTTAATTTAGGCTCAACTATCGCTACATCATCATAATTAAATAAATAAAAATCACTGATAGTTAATGTCTGTGACGCGTTATCAGAGTCATAATATTGTATTTCAGAAATACTAGAAACTGGCAACAATGGCAATTCAACTACGTTATTAAATCCGACTGTCTGAAAAGAATATTTCCACGTTTCATTAATCAACTTTTTACCGACTATTTCAGAGCATAATTCAGATGCGGCCATGATGTACGACTCAATCAACAAGTCATCTTCATTGTGATCTATACGTAAATCTAATTTACAGTCATTCACGCTAACAACTAACGCTACCGGCCCTGAAATTTTAGTTAAAAGCTGTCTCATAATTATTTAGCCGCTTTTTGTGTGACTTTTTTACTATTTGCTTTTTCTACTTCTTGAATAAGTACCGCTTGACCGGCCTCAATCATTCTCAAGCCTTCTTCATTAGATACTACTATTTCGTCACCTACATTCTCAACAAAATCAGCACCAGCACGACTAATAAGCAATTTAACTTTCATATTTTAAGCCTCGAAATAAGCGGCCCGAAGGCCGCTACAAATTACGCTTGTACTAAGTGTTTGATAGCCGCTGTATTTAACAGTTCAGAATCAAACCGCTTAAAGCCAACCATACCGATTTGGAAGTTTTCAGCATAACGCTCTCGTAAAGTAAGCACTTCAAAGTTGCGAACTTTACGAACTACGAACTTACTGAAATCACCGAATAGTACGGTTTTGTTAGTAGTTGCAATAGATGCCATTGCCTGATTGACGCTATAACCACGGCCTAAGAACGTATCTGGCTCGCCTGACCGAACGTCACCCATCTGCCACAAGTAGTTGCCTTGACCATCTTTTAGCTTACGAATAGCAGCCAATGTTGAGTCGTTAAACATCCAGCGGCAAGAAGGAGACTGACGATAAGCTGGGTCAACACTATGGAATAGGTCGATAAGTTCGTCGGCAGTGATAGCAGTAGCAGAAGCCGCCGTTTTACCTGCACTAGACGCGGTTACAACGCCGTTTGGCTGGCTTGAACCAGTACCAGTAGTCAACACTGAGTTAGCTAAACGGCCTAAACGCTCACCGAACAACTCACCCATTAATCCCTCAATATTGAAAGCTGAATCTTGTAGTAATTCGATAGGTATGCGCACAATACCTGTATCGTAGATATAAGCATTAAGCACTTTCTCACCGAAAACTACATCATCAGTACCATCATCATCTACAGCCGCGTTTTCTGCTTTGATACGACCAGTATTAGCAGTATCGTTCACAGTCGGCCAAGGTAAAGGATTACCAGAGCTAGTAATTAACTCACGAGTGATTCCGCCGTCCCACATTGGCCCCCAAGCCGCCATCGCCTTGTCGATTTCACCGCTAAAACCTTCAGGAACAGTGTAACCACCGCTTGCATCTGTTGTACTTGTTTGAGCACGAGTTTCAGCACGTCCAGACATTAACACTGTACGCTCTTCTTGGTCTAAAGACGATACGCCGTATCGTAGCTGCTTCTCGAAAACTTCTTTGTATTCAGGAGTTTTCTGTCTAGCTTCTGCCTGAGCCGCCGCTTCTTGCTTGTCAACAGGTCTACGAGCTTCTAAGTTTTGCTTTTCAATTTTTGCCAGTCGCTCTTCGCGCTCAACTGCTTGAGCAACTTTGTCATGCTCGGCCATGATAGAATCAAAACGAGCCTCAAGTTCTTTTGCTTGTGATTCGTCTGTTTTATCAGTAACTTTATCAAGTTCCGCACGGGCATCAGTGGCTAACTTTGCCATTTTCTCCCGCAATTCTAAGATTTTATCAGTCATTGTATAAACCTCTATTTTGCCTTGCCCAAGGGCTAAAAATGGGCGCTAAGTACGGGAGCCGCGCTTAACCTTGGCTTAACGCCAATTTCATTTTCATACGGGTTTTAATTGCCGTATTATTCGTTTTTTTAGCCATTTGGAGCGATCTAAGCCCTATTTCGGTGTCGTTATAAGCCGGAAAAGTGACGATTGAAACATCAAAAAGGCTCGCACTATTGATAGTTCTAACTGGAATATCTCCCGAATCATCCCACTCCTGAACTTCTGGAATGAATGCAAAGCTCATTTTGTCCAAATCGCCGCGTTTCATTTTAGGGATAATGGACTTAACGTCAGGATCAGAAGCATCTAGCTCGGTTTCCATTAACAAACCGTGATCATCTTCAGACAATTTAAGCGTACCTGACCTGGTTCTAGCCATAGGTAAGCCTTCATGGTTGATCAAAAACACGACATCATCACGACCAATCGCATCTTTAAATGCCCCACGGCTAATCTTTTCACGATACATACCGCCTATGTCAGTTTCCGAATCAAATACAGCGGCATAACCTGAAACTTTTATCAATCCGTTGTCATCTTCTCGAATCTCTACTTTTTGGCCTAAAGACCTAAATTCTTTATTGTTCATCTTCTTCAACCTCTGCCGGTGGCGTAGGATTGTTTACCATTTGTGATCCTAGAGGCACTGTAGCGCCCTGTATATGTAATTTTTCAGCCGTATCGCCCATTGGGGGTAGGTTTTCCATTTGTCGCACTTCATCAGGCGTTCTAATGGCGTTTTGTATTGCTGTAGCATAACCACCCATTCTAGTTGCAAAATCTCCACGCAATAGACCGTCTAAATTAAACTCTACATATTGAGTGTTATCATCGCGCCCGAATAACTTTAGGTTCAATTCCTGCTCAATCTGTGTTACCCATCGTCTAAGCGTGTGCTTAACCAAGTGTAAATCTTGTTGCTCAGTGTTACTAAAAGTACCATGCGTTAAATCTTGTAAGAAAACAGGAGGTAATGCAAAGACGCGCGCAACTTCCTCAATTAAGAATCTCTTAAGCTCAACTAGCTGTGATTTTTCAGGATCAATACCAATCGTTTTTAATTCGTGAGACATTGGAAGCGTTAACGCAAGCCTGTTTTCTTTAGACTGCTTTTTAATCGCTTTTTCTAAGTCGTCGCTCGCTCTTGCCAAGCCTTTGCCGCTCTCAAATTTACCGTGAAGCACGAAAGGAGGTACGCCGCCGTTATTAAAGAATTTTGATCCGTATAATGTTGCGGCTATTGACAATGCAATTGTATCTTTGTTTTTAAGAATTGGGCTTATTGCCGCAAGACCGTCTTGATCAAGGCTGAACGGTATATCTATAATCTCATTAGACTCATATATGACTTCACTAGGCTTGCTGTAGTCGTATATATAACGTTTTCTGACACCAGCGCGAACGATTTTTACTCGCGAAGGATCAACAGGGAATAGATTAATAACTCTATTGTTACTATCGCGCTCAATATATGTGATAGATCGTCCATTGGATAACGTCCTAGCCATTGAGTATTTACGCCATTCAAATGACGTGCACTCATCATTTACAGCATCATGAAGAACAACAGATAAACCGCTGTTTTGTTTCTCACGACCAGTGTCGGTTTTTTTGTATACGTTTAGCGGGAGGCTTGCAATAGTGTTAGATATGAACTCTACAGCAGACATGACAGCAGGGACGGTAAGAGCGTTATCTAAATTAACAGATAATCCGGCTATGCTTTCGCCATCATAACCAAAAAACTCAAGGATTGCGCGGCTACTGATAGGCGTGTCAGGGTTCTCGATATTCGAGCGGGTTTCTTGTTTCTTCTTAAACCATACCATTGAGTGCGCCCAAAATAGAATTAGTGCTACTAATGGTAACACATATAACACATTTTACAAAATAGTAAAACCTTCTTCTTCCCATGGTGAAGGTGGAATATCATCGTTATCTTTTTCCATCATACCAATAGCCATAGTCAATGCTGACATTCCGTCTATTCTACCAATCGCCTTGGACTTATCCAGCTTCCTATTACCGGCAGGGTCTTTACTTACTACAGCGTTTGCGGCGCACATTGTTAAAACTGGGTGCATTCCATGCCTAATATTATTATTCAATAACTCAGCCTCTAGATTATCTAACGCGGGTGACATATCTTTATATCCTTGTCC